GACGCCGGCTACTCCGGTTACAAGAGTTCGTGAAATCGCGGTTGATCCTTTTGAGGATGTGATTGAGACCGATATTGAGCCAGACACTGAGGATCTCTTTAGTCAGGAGGGATCGAAATGATCGTTCACGACGATATTAAACAAGGCTCGGAAGCTTGGGAGCAGATCAGGCTCGGGAGGGCTACGGCTTCACAGGCTAGCAATATCCTGACTCCTACCGGCAAGCTATCAACCAGTCGTATTAAATACGCTCGGAAGCTAGCGCGAGAATGCCGTGTGAGCGACCCTATGGTTTTTGCTGGGAACAAGTTCACCGACTGGGGTAACGAGCATGAGAACGAGGCTAGGGAGCTGTTTGAGTCGATGATGGGCTACACTGTCACCGAGGTTGGGTTTGTCACCCGAGACGACAAGATTATCGGATGCTCTCCTGATGGTTTAATCATGGATGAAGACGGGAAGTATGACATGGGCTTGGAGATCAAATGTCCACAAGTTGACAAGCATACTGAGTATCTGATGGAAGGCGTTCTACCAAAGGAATACAAGCTTCAAGTCCATTGGAGTATGGCTGTCACCGGTATCAAAACGTGGTGGTTTATGAGCTATTTCCCTGAGACCAATCCTCTCATAATTAAGGTTCAAGCTGACGAGTTTACTGAGCTTGTCTCACGCGCCCAAGATGATTTCATTCCAGAATACCGAGAGGTAGCTGAGCAGGTCAAGGAAGCGCTGTTCGGAAAGGTGGTGGTCCGATGACTATTGCAATGAAAAACCTAGTTGAATCCGAAAGGTGGAGGCGAGCAGGTGTTTCAACATATTACCGAAAGTCTTTGGTTTTAGCGACAGTCTGCGAACCTGGTATCTCAACAGAAGATTTAGCTGCGGTAATCGGAACGACCCGTGGATGTATTAACACGGCGGTCAGCCATCTTGCTAAAAAGAACCTTCTTCGCAAGGAGCTGATAAAATCGACAAAGTTTGGCGAGCCTAGAAAAATTAGGATCTATCCTACACCCTACGCTAAAGATTTAGCAAACACTATAGAAACAGTATGACGCGATACGCTAAAAGGGTAGACGCCAATCACTCAGAGGTGGTTGCGGAGTTCAAGGAGCTTCTGCCCGAAGCTAGCGTATTTGATTTATCGGGCGCTGGCAGGGGCATTCCTGACATCCTTGTGGGCTTAAATGGGTTTAACTACCTGTTTGAGATCAAGGACGGCTCCAAGCCTCTTAGCGCCCGTAAATTAACTAAAGCTCAACAGGAGCTTCACTCGACCTGGCAAGGTCAAATATGCGTGGTCCACAACGCCGGCCAGATGCTGGCGGAGATCGCGAAAACACAAAACACATAAAAACATGGCAGGAGATTGGATAAAATTTGAAAAGGCTACACTAGATAAGCCGGAGGTATTTGAAATGGCAGGAGAGCTGGGCATTGACCCAGATGCAGTCATTGGAAAACTTTTAAGAGTCTGGAACTGGTTTGATGATCAGTCAGAAAAAGGTAACGCTCCGCTAACGGTGCGAGCGTTACTAGATCGTTACTCGGGCGTTACCGGCTTCAGTGAGGCTATGGTAAAGGTGGGCTGGTTGGTTATTGATGGTAATGATATGTTTCTACCTAATTTTGAGCGACACAACGGGCAAACGTCGAAAACACGGGCTTTAACAGCTAAACGTGTAGCTAAAAAAAACAATCAAGATCACGCCGAAGGCAACGGTGACAGCGTTAGTCAAACGTTCGCCGAGAAGAGAAGAAAAGAGAAGAGTAAGAGTACTACTAAAGAGGAGTTTGTTGAACCCGATTTAAATGAGTTTACCGATTACCTTGTTAATTCACTTCCTAAAATTAATCCAGAATGGACTGAAAATAGATCGAAGCGAGCAGCATCACTTCAATACGAGACATATGTCCTTTCAAATTGGCATGACGGGAATGGTAAAAAAATCAAGAACTGGAAAAACAAAGCTCGCAACGCTTTTGCTTACAAAAAACCAAGCAGCTTTGGAAAAGCTGATAAAGCGCAACAGCTATCAACAACGGAAGGAAATGGAATCTATGTCGCTGAACTATAATGAGATAAAAATTTGGCTAGCAAAGTGGGGTTTTCCTGCTCGCCACATTGCAAATCTAATGCAGATGCACGGCGATGGGCTAGGGAAAGCGCTGGAGCTTGAGGAGCGAGTAATAGGCGGTGATTGCCTGCTCATTCTTTGCGGTGACCGAGGTCCAGGTAAAACTCAAATCGCTACAAAGTGGGCTGAAATGGCAGCTAAAAAAGATAAAGGTAGTCGATATTTCAAGACGCATGATCTTTTAGAGACAATCCGGCAGCAATTTGGAGATAATAGGCAGCAGAAAGGAACAGCCCGTGACACTCTCCAGCAGGCCAAGAAGGTCTCACTGCTCATTCTAGACGAATGGTCCGAGCTAGCAGGAACTGACTGGGAGCAGAGAACGCTAACTAACCTTATTGACCATCGCTACGACAACCTTTTAGCGACCGTTATCATAACGAATCACAAACCGAATGAGGCAGCGGCAGCGGTCGGAAGATCTATTTGGTCAAGAGCCGAGGAGACCGGTGGAGTGGTGAATTGTAACTGGAAATCCTACCGAAATAAATGAGCGATCAGGAAAATATCGATACCGCGACAGCCATCATACATTGTGTCTGCGATAAATATAGCTTGACTAGTAAAGAAATCTTAAGCAATACGCGAACTAACAGAATAGCTCACCCGCGCATGATTGCGATGGCGTTAATTAGGAGACACACAACATTTTCAACAACAAAGATAGCAGAAATCTTTAGAAAGAAAGACCACGGGACTGTCCTCCATGCCACTAAAAGGTTTGGACATATTAACATTATGGAACTTACTCATGCCTAGACCACGATTAACTGAAGATGAAATGCAGGTGCTAAAACGCCTGAGATCGGGCGGCGCAATGACAGCGCTAATGGAGGAGTGCGATGAGGCCGGTATATCGCCAAGCTCGGTCAAACATTTTTGGTATAAATCCAAGCGGATCAGCCTTTTTTCCAAAGCCGAGAACCTTAGCCTAGACGAGCTGTTTGAGCCGGTGCTGGCCGATCTCAGAAAATACTCGCCAAAGTTTAAGGCGTTCAAACGCAAGAAAATCAAAGATCCACACTGCCTTATACTTGATCCATCGGACATCCACGTTGGTAAACTAGCAGTTGAGGAGGAGACGGGCAGCAACTATAACGTAAAGGAGGCCGTAGCTTGCGTAGATCGCGGGATCGATGACCTGCTACGTATGTCGCAAGGCTGGGAGATCGACCAGGTTTACATGGTTATCGGTAACGATTGTCTACATATTGACAGCCAGCGCCCAGTCACGACAGCCGGAACGCCTCAAGACATGGATGGTCTCTGGTGGCAATCGTTTATTCAATGCAAAGATCTTATGGTCAGGGCGATTGAGAGGCTACTGCCTTACGCGAACGTCACGGTAATTCATTGTCCGAGTAACCACGATTACGTTGCCGGATGGATGTTAGCCCAAACACTCAAAGCTTATTTTAGAAAAAGCAAAAACGTCAAATTTGATATTTCAATCAATCATCGTAAATACGTACGCTATGGATTAAATATGCTTGCATTTAGCCACGGGGATGGAGCGAAACTAGCAGATACGCCATTGCTCATGGCCCAAGAAGAGCCAGAGATGTGGGCAGCTACCAAGCACAGGACGATTTATTTACATCACCTTCACCATCGAAACGTCACGAAATGGCAGAGCGCGAAAGACTACATCGGATGCTCGGCTGAGCATATCAGGTCGCCATCCGGCACTGATAGCTGGCATCATAAGAAAGGATATGTCGGAGTTCCAAGGTGCGTTGAAGCTTTCATTCATCACAATTCTGATGGACAAGTTGCACGATTAACTCATCATATCAAAAATGGATAGAGAGATAAGGGAGGCCTATGCCTCGTTAAAACCCTGCGTTAAATGTGAAGGATACCCACGATTTAGATATGACCCAGGCGCTACCTATTCTTATTGCGTCAGAAATACTTTAGACTGCCCATGTCTCGCGGCAGCGCCGGACTACGATCCGGCTGAATTAGCGAGACGAATCAATAACCAAAATAAAAAATGAGCGAAAGCATGAAACTAACAGGAAGCCTCCACATTCTGGGGGATACGCAAACCTTTAACTCGGGGTTTACTAAGAGAGAGTTTGTCGTAAAAGTTGATGACGGCAAATTTGACCAATTTATTAAACTTGAGTTAGTCAAAGATCGGATCAAAGAGATTGACGAGGCTAAGGTCGGTGACGAGATCACGGTGCATTTTAACATCCGAGGACGAGAGCATGACGGTAGGTTTTTCAACAATTTGGTCGCGTGGCGTATCGAAAGCGCCTCACCTGCCACAAACGATCCTGGCGAGGCATACAAGGCCAAGGCAGCGGCACTAGACGCCAGCACTGCGGATGGTGACGAGATCCCGTTTTAAAAACCTAATCAGAAGAGAGACATGAAATCAGACAGTGAGTTCGTGGCGGCTCTTGATAAATCAAAAGCTGCCGTTCAGCACGTTGGACAATGGATGAGCGATCAAGGCTGGTCTGTTGTTTCCAACTTTTCAGCACTACGGCCAGATTTTGAGAGCCGACACGATTATGCGGATTCCGGTGATCTTGAAGTCCGTCAAAGAGTTGAGGTTAAATGGATCAATCGGTTTTTTACGTGCGCGGAAGATTTTCCGTTTCCCGCAATCATAGTAGACGAAAAGTTCAAAATTGACCGCATACCAATCAAGCACCTATACGGTTACGCCGTGGTCAACAGGGATTGGTCTCACGTTTGTCTGATTTCAGCTAAAACACGACCGAATTGGAAGACGGCGACTAGATACGACTCAAAGGATCGACAGGAGCGCACGTTCTATGAATGCCCCGTTGAACATTGTTTGTTTCTACCCTGTTAATAAATGAAAACAGACACACTAAACATAATTAACGCTGATTGTTTGGAGTATATGCGAGGAGTGGAAGATAACCACTTTGATTTAGCGATCACCTCGCCTCCATACAATATGAACTTGCGAGTCAATCATCGCGGTGACGGATACTGCTCACGCCAAGTAACTAAAGAGATTTCAACAAAATACACTGGGTATTCTGATAACCTGCCAATGGAGGAATACGAAAAGTTTATCGATGGAGTTTTGAAGGAGCTTTTGAGAGTTTCAAATACAGTGTTTTTTAACATCCAAATGATAACAGGCAACAAGCCAGCTTTGTTTAGGTTACTTGGAAAGTATGCTGAAGAAATCAAAGAAGTAATCATCTGGGATAAGGGCCACGGTCAACCAGCCATAGGAGAGGGTGTAATGAACAGCAGGTTTGAGTTCCTGCTAATTCTTGGAGGTAGGCCAATCACTAGAGCGTTTAAAGATGCCAGATTCAAAAGAGGCACTTTAGATAATGTTTGGAACATCAAGAAGAAGCCTTCAAAAGTAAAGGGTCATAGCGCCAGCTTCCCAGTTGAGCTTGTTGATAAAATACTTAAGAGCTTTGGTGAAATCGGATGCAAGGTAATAGACCCATTTCTAGGAACTGGCACAACCGCTATAGCTTGCCAGGAATTTGGAGCTGAGTTTACCGGAATAGAGCTTGATGAGGATTATTTTAAGGCTTCTTGTGACAGGATAAAGAGCCAATTTTTACAGATGTCTTTGTTTAGTTAAACACTAGCGCTAAATAAAAAACTAAAAAAGTTTAAAATATGCTTGTGCTTGGTTTGTAGGTGTGCGATTGTCCCTCCGACATGAAAACATTACCAATTGAAGTTGCATTTATCGAATTAGCTAATCTAGAGAAAACCTTGGGCTACGCTAACCTCTGGGACAAAGTCTGTTATCACCCTCAGACAAAACTATGCTGGGTGACCCACAAGACTCAAAAGGAGACAATCTTGTATCTCGACTCAGATAAATACGGGCCAATCGTTGAGACACTTAACGAGACAGGCGATCTTGAAGAGCATATGTCAGTCTCACTGTAATATTAATCTTAATCAAATTAAGGTAGAAAGACAGAAGCCATGTTAATTACTAAAGAGACATTTCCAAAAGCATTCGAAAGAAACGAATCTGATTGCTTAACTAAGAGGCAGAAGCGTATTCTTGCTCTTCAGCCCAATGATGAGTTCACATTCTCTTATACAAGTCCAAGAACCTGGAGTGAGGACCGTTATAGGGTGCTTCACAATGGTGTTGTTGAGTTGATTAGTGAACATACTCATAGAGAATCGACTCCTTACCCAGCTGGACCACAATTAGTTGATGCTGATCGTAAGGATAGGTTTACTAATCTAGAGGATATTGCTAAGAGAGCAGTAAAATCCTTCATGGTCTTTAAGGAACTCTAATATAATAATGCAATGAACATCAAAGAAATCATCCAGTCAGCTATATTTGTAGCCATTTTAATCCTCATGGCGTGGGCCGGAGGGCAACCGTAAAAACCCCTTGACGATGTGTGAGAATTAGATACAACCTTTGCAGCAGCTCGCTGCTTTGTGTTTCATATTAGTGTGTATCAGCCGGTCTGAGTATTTAGTTGCTCAGGCCGGTTTTTTTGTTTATATTTAAAAGCATGGCAGGAGGGCGTCCGACAAAATACAAACCAGAGTTTTGCGAGATTGCTATTGAGTGCGGTAAGCAAGGCATGGGCAAGGCTGAGATCGCGTCTAAGCTTGGCGTAGTAAGGGAGACGCTATGGGATTGGGGTAACAAAAAGCCTGAGTTTTCTAACGCCCTAAAAAGAGCGTATGAAGAGGGGCTGTCTCGGTGGGAGCGTAAGCGCCGTGAAGCAACCTTCGGTCAAATCGATGGTTTTAATCCAACTAGCTACATATTTCAGATGAAGAACCGCTTTAAGGAGGATTGGAGAGACAAGCACGATCACTCCGTAGAGGTCTCCGGCGAGATTGAGATCGTGATTGGAGGAGAGGATGAGTGAGGTGACATTTGAAGAAGTTGAGAAGCTCGGTCAGGTTGAGAGCTACCTAGAGGCGGAAGGCTTCTACAACATAACTTCATTTGCTGAGATCACCGAAGGAGAGAGGGTGATCGTGATGATCGCTTCCGATACCCCTAAAGAAATCAACGTATTCGGCATTTGCTGGAGCGCGGATCATTTCCAGAAACTAAGTGTTACCGAAATTCGTAACGATTTCATGACGGCATATGGCGACGAACAAGACTAGATTAACGCTGAAGCCTCGCAACTGGGTTAGACCATACCTAGAGCGCACAGAAGACAGAGCCTGCCTGGTGGTGCATCGACGAGGCGGTAAGAGCTTCGGATGTTTGCAGGATCTAATCCTTAAATGCCACACTCACACAAGAAAGGGTCTAAAGTCATCGCCTCTACGCTACGGATACTTCGCTCCTACTCAGGCCCAGGCCAAAAAGATTGCTTGGAGTTACCTCAAGACCTTCACTCATCAGATACCTGGTGTGATCAAGAATGAGTCGGAACTTTGGATTCGATTCCAGAACGGGGCAGAGATCGGGCTTTATTCCGGCGAGAACTACGAGCGGGCGAGGGGACTCTACTTTGATGGCGTAGTGCTAGACGAATACGCTGACATTCCACCAGACGCTTGGGAGTCAGTCATAGAACCGTGTCTTCTAGACTACAAGGGTTGGGCCACGTTCGTAGGGACTCCGAAGGGGAAGAATGCCTTCTGGAGAGCCTACCAGCACTCCTTAAAAGATCCTGAGTGGTTTTCTCTTTGTTTAAAGGCTTCTGAGAGCGGTCTTATACCGCCTGATCAGTTAGCTAGAATGAAGGCGACAAGGGAGAATAACGTGTTTGAGCGGGAGTTTGAATGCTCTTTCTCGTCTGATATACCTGGCACGATCTACGCCAAGGAAGTAGAGGATGCGCTAAGGCTAGGTCATGTTTGCGACTTTGAGCCTAATCGTGGGCCGGTATGGACGACATGGGATATTGGATCGCCAGTCAATACTGCTTGTATTTATTGGCAAATTGACGGGATGAGGAGAACGGTTATCGATTGTGACATCTCTGCCGGCATGACGCTAGAGGAGCGTGTTGGACATATGCAGGCCAAAGGATTTAGCTATGGCGGTCACCTGCTGCCACATGACTCAGCAGCCAGACAGCCTAATGGATTGACGTTTGCAGAGGAGCTAAGGAAGGCGGGCCTATCAAACGTCCAGACAATCCCTAGAACGCATGACAAGGAGCTACGGATTAACGCGACCAAGAAGGCATTTCCGAACATCTGGTTCAGAGACAAGCCAACTACTCACCTCAGAGACGCTCTAAGTCAATACCATTACAAAGAGGCTACAGATGGAACTGGATGGATCACAAACAAAATATCTCACGGATGGGAGTCGCATCCATCTGACGCCTTCTCAATGCTCGCAGAGGCAGAGCTACACGATATGCTGACCGATCAGCAGTCACACGCTAAGCGCCGCCGTAGGCCACGCATCAATGCAGGGTCTGGATACTAAAGTGTCGATTGCTTGATATTTAAAGATAGTTGACATATTTACGTAAACACGATAAAGAGGCTCATGGGATTTCTAGCACCAAAACCTCCACCTCCGCCGCCGCCCCCAGCAATGCCAGACGTTGGACGCACCGAAGCTAAGAAGATTGCTAAGCGTAAGCGGAAACGCAGCATGAGTGAGTCTAGCTATGCTCAGTCGACTAGAGGTGGAGCCGTTAATCCAAACTACTCGACGGGATCTAAGACAGCTCAGGGACAATGATCGACGAGAACGTAGACACTATTCTCAGGAAAGCAGACTCACTTGAGAGTGAGCTTAATGCTTTCAAGTCTCACTGGGATCTGACTGCTAAGTATTTCAAGCCACAGCTTGATATATTCACGCAAACTCCCCAGTCGCCTGACGTTACCGGATTCTCTGGCCTGTATGACACTACAGGGATTGAGAGTCTAGATACCTACTCCAACGGCATGATAGCCGAGGTATTCTCGTCAAATGAGAAATGGATGATCTACACGCCACAAGACGACCATGAGGTTGATGATGCTGGCCGTAAGTGGTATAACAAATGTTCTGAGTTAGCACTAACTGCTCTCGGACGCAGTAATTTCTACCAGTCGATCAAGCCGGTAGTCACCGATATGGGATGTGGCGGCACTGGATCACTGTATGTTGAGAGAGGAAACAAGAAGCTGCTCAAGTTTTGTTATGACCGTCTAGGCACATTTGCTATTGAAAAGGATGGCGAGGGAGACATTCGGACCGAATACCGGTGGCTCACTATGACTGCCTCGGAAATGGCAGATAAGTTTGGCGAGGATAATCTAGGCAAGAAGGCCAAGGCATCGCTAAATGATATGAAAAAGGGCGGCGAGAAGACTCAGTTCACTGTGATTCATGCGTGTTTCCCTCGGAACAAGAACGGGATCGAAGCCAAGAACAAGCCGTTTGCCAGCATCTACGTCTGTAAAGAAGACAGAATGATTTTAGAAGAAGGTGGATATGATTACTATCCATTCGCTTCACCAAGAGCTGAGATCTGGAATGATTACAACTACGGTCTAGCACCAGCATCCAAGGCTCTGCCGGCAATGAGAGAGTTGAACAAGCTCCGCAGAGATGTGCATGAGGGCGTAGCTCTACAGGTCAAGCCACCTTGGTTAGTGCCATCAGACTCGGTGGATGAGATCTCAACACGGCCTAATGGCGTGACAGTCTTTGATGAGCGTAACGGCATGAAGCCTGAGCAGATGAGACTCTACAACGACATTAACGCCGGCATGGTATTGATGGAGAACGTGACAGA